GTTGTGGCAAGATACCGGAACAACACAATTTCTCCCTTCGACGTTCCTCCTGAATTGTTTGCTTTGGCTACAAAATATAATAACGCTCACTTGCTTATCGAAGTAAACGACATTGGTGGTCAGATTGCGGATGTAATGCACGAAGAGTTTGAATATGAAAACATCATTCAAACCACAATGATGGGCAGAGCTGGACAAAAAGTTTCTTTAGGCTTCGGTCGTGGAACTAAACAAAGAGGGGTAAGAACCAGCGCAGCAGTCAAAAAACTGGGGTGTGCTGTTCTAAAAACCCTAATTGAGCAAGATAAATTACTTGTTAGAGATTATGACATCATTCAAGAATTGATGACATTTATCTCTAAACATCAAACATTTTGTGCAGATGATGGATATACAGACGATTTGGTAATGTGTTTGGTTTTATTTGGATGGCTCACTCGTCAAGGTTACTTCGAAGAGATCATAGACATACAGAAGAAAAAAATCATACATAAAAACGAGCAGGAGGAAGAGGAAAATACCACCTTTTTTGTTGGTCCAGACAAATTTGATAATATTTTCAAGGAAGGTAAAGATATTTGGTTTACAGAGGAATAATATATGCCACAAATTAATATAACAGAAAATTCAGCAAATTTAATTAATGCAATAGCATCACAAGCATCTTCCCATGTTTCTGTATTTTTTTGTGGAACTACATTTTACAATAAGTTAGTAGAGGGTGAAAGCCCAGTTCCAGTTTATAAGCAATATAATACTCCACAAGAATTAATTTCAGAATTTGATATTTCTGTTCTTGCTGGAACTTCTAGCGGTCTTGCTACTTCTGGTGACGAAAAAGGATTTTCTGGTGGTACAACTCTTGACAGAGAATTACATTCAGCTTTAAATTATCTTGAATATGGTGGAATTTTAATTGCAGCAACTGGAGCAACCCAATTAGGGTCTGTAAATATTCAGTTTGATTCGGCTTTTTATGAAAGAAGAGAAAAATTTAATGATGTTGTAGCTTTTGTTAATATTTTTGAGGATGTAATTGGTATTGTTGGTTCTTCTTTCGAATTTAGAAATGGTACTGATGGAACTTATCCATCAACATATTCTGGTGGTGGATTTGGTATCTTAGGATTTACAGGTGTTGCTGGTAGTACTTTTGATAATCAATTCTTTTCTGTTCTTGGAAGAAAAGAAAGAACAAGATTATATGGTGGAGAAACAGCCAATATTAGAATTTTGATGACATCAGATGCTGCTGGGTGTATTGCAAGAACTGATGCAGAATATTATCCTTGGTATGCCCCAGCTGGAACTGTTCGCGGACAAATTAATAGTTTTACAAATTTGATTCCTGCACTAGATGATATCGATATAACAATTTTACAATCACAATCAGTTAACGCTTTTAACAATATTATTGGTTTAGATGGTGCATATCTTTTAGGAGATAAAACATGCGAAGCAACATCCGCATCAGATAAAATTCAATTAGGCGTAACTAGATTGGTGAATTATATTGGTAGATCATTTAAACCAATAATTTCCGGTGCTTTATTTGAACTTAATGATGCAGAAACAAGATCTAAAATAGTAACATCCGCTACAGCAGTGATGGAGTTTATTAGATCAGGAAGAGGAATTTCCTCATATTCGATAGTGTGCGACGAAACAAATAATACCCTTGCCGTACAAGAATCAAGACAAATAGTGGTGGATTTATCGTTTAAACCAGTATTCTCTGTAAATGAAGTTTCGTTTAGATTTGTAATAAATCAATCTTAATGGATGATATTTCATTTCAATTTAATACGATAGAATCAAAAAAGAACGTAGACATTGCTCTTTTAATCTACGATTCAGATTATTTTACATTTTTAAAATTATCAACACAAAAATATTATGTAATAGATTCATTTGATAAAATTACATCTTTGATTAAGAATGGTGATTACACTTCTTTAGATTCTTCTATTTCTACATTTGAAAATTTTTTAAATTTTATAAAAATAATCGATAGAGGAGATGTTGCCAGAAAAATTGATTTTTATAATCATTTAATATTAGATCAATTACACTATGGTCATAATGTAATTTTGGTTAATTGCTCATCTAGTACAACAGAATCAAATATACAATATGCTTTAAATGAAAAAAATGTTAAATTATTAGCTTATGATCCTTTAAAACTTACTATAAGCAATTATTTAAAAACTTTAATAGCAAATAATAAAATACCAATAATTTTTAACTGTAATAGATTAAATAATACAGTATATGAAACCAATTATATTGAATCTAATAGAATTCCTATTATTAATATTTCAGATTTGTGTTTAAGAAATTTTATTACCACAGATTTTTCTTATCTAACTTATAGTTGTGGCGGAATAAAAAAAATATTAAGATATTATTCTTCTAGAAATTTAGGTACGAACGAAGAAGATCAAATAGAAAATAAAAATTATACTTGTGTTTCATTAATGAGTGATGCTATCGGAGTATTTTCCAGATCATTAAATACAAATCCATGGTTACCGCCTGCTGGATTTATCAGAGGAAGAATTTTAAATCAAGATTTTGCTACCTCAAATAATATAGAAATTGAACAGATAATACCAAATACTCCATCAAATTTAGATAATTTAGAAACTATCTATAATCGTGGAGTTAATTTGCCGATAAAAATTTCTGGTGATGCGGGTATTATAGCATATTATTTTAATAGCGATTTTTCTGGTGCTACATCCGATCAAAATCCATTAAAACAAAGTATTACATATGCAAATTTAATATTTAATATTACAAGTAAAATTAAATCAATATTAGCAACATCATTATTTGAACAAAATGATGATCAGTTAAGAAACATAATAAAAAGTAAAATACAACAATATTTAATTTCTGTTAAACTAAATCAAGGTATTGAAGAATTTTCTACTGTTTGTGATACTTCGAACAATACTGCTGAAGATATAATTAATAGAAAATTAACTGTTGATGTTTTTATTAAACCATCACAAAGTATAAATTTCATAGAATTAAGCTTTACTACATAACATATGCCATCAATTACTAATTTTACATCAAATTTTAAGGGTGGTACTAGAAAAAATAGATTTCTAGTAGAAGCAGTATGGCCTTCTGGGGTAGGATTTCCGGTGGCAACATATCATATATTAGCTGCAACTTTACCTTCTTCGACTTTAGGACGAGTGACTTTTCCCTATAGAGGAAGACAAGTTCACTTTGCTGGAGATAGAGAGTATGAAGATTGGGAAATTTCTGTTTTAGATGATTCTCCAACTCAAGGAACTTTATGGAGATCATTTCAAGAATGGCATAAAAAAATAAATGGTCATATATCGAATACTCATTCTGCTAACGATGAATCATTTACTAGTTTAAAACAAAATTGGATAGTAAGACAAAAAGATTTAAATGGAAATACCATTAAAAATGTTAGATTAATTGGTTGCTATCCTTCAATAGTAGGCCCTATAGATTTTGATATGGGATCTCAAGTATATAATACATTTGTAGTAAAAATAGCTTATGATTATTTCCAAATTTTCTAAAGGAATATAATGACGCAATCAATAGAAAATTTTAAAGCAAATTTTTTCGGTGGTACGAGAAAAAATAGATTTGAAGTTACAGGAAACTTTCCATATGGAGGGGCTTGGAACAAGTTTCAAGTTTATGGAGCTCAATTGCCGCAAAATAATTTACTAACATTAGAATTTGATCATGTTGGTAGAAAATTAAAATTACCTGGTGATAGAGTTTATGGTGTCGGCGGAAATTCTTTATGGACCGTTTTAGTACTAGATGATAATAATCAAAATCCATCTAAACTATGGCAGGCATTACATGGTTGGAGTAATACCATAAATAACCATACAGCAAACACTGGTACTCAAACTAATGCAAATGATTACAAAGCTTCTGTATGGACGGTAAGTCAGTTAAATTTGAATTGTAACACAGCTATAAAAACAGTTAAACTTTATGGGTGTTGGCCAGTTCAAGTAGGAGAAATTGAATTAGACGGAAGAATGCCAAACGAATTTGTTACCTTTCAAGTTGCATTTTCTTTTGATTATGCTGAATTTTAATTATGGAGTATAAATGGCTATAAATTTATTTGGATTTAAATTTGGTAAAGATGAAAAAGCAGATAAACAAAATCTGCAAAATTTTACTCCTCCAGAGGAGTTTGACGGAGCATATACCCTTGAAGGTTCTGGAGTTTACGGAACATTTATTGATTTCATGGGTTCCGCTAAAGATGAACATGCTACTATTTCTCAATATAGAGCAATGGCATTATATCCAGAAGTAGATACAGCAATTGACGAAATTGCAAACGAATCTATTGTTAATGGTTATGATAGAAAACCTGTAAAATTAGATCTATCGAAGATCAATTTTTCAGAAAATGTTAAAGGTAGAGTTTACTACGAATTTGACAATATTTTAAATTTATTAGATTTTCATGAAAAATCGTATGAAATTTTTAGAAGATGGTACATCGATTCTAAATTATACTTTTATATTTCAATTGACATGGATAATCCATCTGATGGAATTAAACAATTAGTTCCACTAGATTCCACAAAAATTAAAAAAGTTCGTAAAGTTAAATCCACAAATGCTAAAAGTGGAAGTGATTCTTTATCAATAATAAAAGATGTCGAAGAATTTTATCTTTATTCTAACAACGATAAAAATTCTATAATAGCTACAAATTCTGGCGGCGTCAAAATTTCTCCAGATTCTATTTGCTATGTTCATTCCGGCATGGTTGATATGAACTCAAAGAGGGTCTTAGGATTCCTTCACAAGGCAATTAGACCATTGAACATGCTACGACAGGTAGAGGATGCTATCGTCGTATATCGTATTTCTCGCGCTCCAGAGCGTAGAATTTTTTATGTAGATGTTGGTAATTTACCAAAGCAAAAGGCCGAACAATATATCCGCGAGCTTATGAATAAGTATCGTAATCGTATGATTTATAACCAGACAACTGGAGAAATTAAAGACGATAGAAATCAAATGGCCATGCTTGAAGATTTCTGGCTTCCAAGAAGAGAAGGTGGTAGAGGTACAGAAATTACTACCCTAGATGGGGGACAGAATCTTGGCGAACTTACAGATGTAGAATATTTTAAGAAAAAATTATATTTTGCTTTAAATATTCCACCATCAAGATTGGTCGGAGAAAATGGCTTTAATCTTGGAAGATCGGCTGATATCACGCGAGATGAGGTCAAATTCTATAAATTTATTGAAAGATTGCGATATAAGTTTTCTGGTTTATTTTCACAACTATTAAGAGTACAGTTAATTTTAAAAGGAATAATTACAGAAGAAGATTGGAATTTAATTTATCCAAATATAAATTTTGTATTTAATCGTGATTCATATTTTAACGATTTAAAGGATGCAGAAATACTTTCGGCTAGAATGGATCTGGCTGCTTCTATGGAACCAATGATTGGAAAGTATTATTCTACAAATTATATTAGAAAAAATATTCTCAAACAATCCGAAGAAGAAATAGAAGAATTAGATAAAGAAATGGCAATTGATATTGCAAAAATGCAGGAAGAACAAATGAAACAATTAGAAATGCAACAAATGGCCCAAGGCCAAGAATAAAATTTTCTAAATATAAAGGAAAAAACTATGAAAAGCAAAAAAATAATCGAATCAATTTTATCAGAAAACGCAATTAATGCTAAAAAATTAATTGAAGAAGATTTGGCTATCAAATTGGGAGAAAGACTTGCAGAAGAATATGTTCGAATTGCAAAGATAACTTTCAATGAAGAACATGGTTCATCTTCCGAAGAAGAGGAAGAAGAAACAATGGATTCTGAAATGGATTCTGAAGAAAAAACAATCGACTCTGAAGATGAAGAAGAAGAAATGATGGAAGCATCAGATACAGAATTAGCTGCAATGTATCCACCAAAGAATAAGATTACTCGCGGAGATATAATCGCAGCTGCACAGAAAAAGGGCAAAAAAGGTAAGAAATAATGAAGTTAATTACAGAAACGACTGAAGATATCAAATTTCTTACGGAGAAATCCGATAGCGGTGAAAAGCAATACTTCATCGAAGGTATTTTCATGCAGGCTGAAAAGCAAAACAAGAATGGGAGAATATATCCCAAAAATATTCTTGTTAATGAAGCCCGTCGTTATGTAACTGAATATGTTCAAAAAAATCGTGCTCTCGGAGAATTAAATCACCCATCGGGTCCTTCTGTAAATCTTGATCGCGTATCTCACAGAGTCACCTGGCTAAATGAAAGTGGCAATGATATTTACGGAAAAGCAAAAGTTCTTGATACTCCTTGCGGACAGATTGTAAAAAATTTAATGAACGAAGGAGTTAAGCTAGGAGTTTCTACCCGTGGCATGGGTTCCTTACAAAAGAAGGGTAATGTCAATTATGTCAAAGAAGACTTTATGCTTGCCGCAATTGATATTGTAGCAGATCCATCAGCTCCAAATGCTTTCGTTGATGGCATTATGGAAGGAAAGGAATGGGTCTGGGATAATGGTATTCTAAAGGAACAAGATATTGCCGGGTATCATAGAAGAATTTCAGGTGCTTCAAAAAGAAAACTTCAAGAAGAATCAATTAAAGCTTTTGCAGATTTTTTAAAGAAAATAAAATGAAAAAATTATCAGCAAATGAATTAAA